CCGGTACTTGACGTTCCAGGTGTGCGCCCGCTGTAATATTGACGTTTAGCGTAAGGCGCGAGGTAGCGGATAGTGCCAGAACCGATTACAGAGCCTAATTGAGCCGATTTGATCATCATTGACGTTCGCAAGGGGGTATAAGGCTCCATGCCCTTCAGCACGCCATTATCAATGAATATTTGAACGCTGCCAAACCTATGCGTGTAAGCTTGCCCAAAGCCTGGATTCCAGGTTAATTGCGCCTTGCCGCTGGGGGTTTGAACAATCGTGCCGCGAGGAGTGCTGATAGTCAGGTGACTTGCCGCCATTAGACGCCGCCTCTCAGTTCCCAGTGACGCAAAGCGAACGATCCGTAGTCTTTATTGTCCGCTTGCCTTATTTTGATATAAGACGGATATTTGGCCATTAATGCTGAAATGGTAAACGATGAAGTGATTTCATCGCTTACAAGCCCTTTGACCAGAATATCGCCTTTTTTGAAGGCAAAGTTGCCGGCAATAAGCGGAACGTAGATCGAGGCTTTATCCGCCGAGGTTGAGCCCTGCTTATCGGCAATGTTAATCTCTGCAGACTGCCACATCACCGGTTGCACCTCATGGCGCGTCCAGACGGTAGTCGTTCCGCTTTTCGTTGCTTCATACCAAGTCATCGAATGAGGTGTGTACATTAGTCCATCCCTCTGAATAGCAGCCCTGTAAATGCCAGATACTCGCGCATGGCATTGGACACCTTCGCATTGACCGTCAAAGCCGTGTCAGGTGATACCGCAAAATTAACCGAATAGTCTCCCACTTTTTCGCTTGCGATAGATCCACCGTTCGCTTGCGAGTCAGCGTTATACAAAGCGTCAGCAGCCGCGCAGGTTGCCATTTTGATTTTGTCTATCAGAGCCACATCTTCAGCAGCCGTGATAATCGCCGAAGCGCGCTCGAAGGTGTGAAAGTCCACAGCCGTTGAAGCGCGTTCCGCGTAGCGGTAGAACGAGTCGGCAGGGACGGCCACGCCCTTGTATGTGTTGACGTAATACTCCAAATCAATGAACGCTGCCATCCCTTACCTCTCTTTTAGAATACGATATAACGAATAACGTCACCGGCGGTTGTGTTATAGGTTGTTGCACCATCAGCAATAGTCAGCACGCCGGCGGCAATTGAAACGGCCGCATCGGCGGTAACATCAGAGCCAGAGCGCAATACGCGCGCAATAGCCGCAACGCCGGAGCCGATATTAATCGCAACCGTACCGGCTGTTGCCTCTGCCGTTGTCACAGTGTGAGCGCCTGATTCTGGCACCCTTCCCATCCAGTCAATTCCAGAAATACCCATTTATTAGCTTCCTTTCTTTACAGCAACTTTACGCGCTTTAGGCTTTTCCAGCACCTCAGGCGCTACGGGTTGGGGGTTAGCCGGTATTTCTACCGGCTTTTCCTCCACTTTTACGTACCCAGCAGCAAGATAACGCGGCGCTTCATGCGCGCTCACATCAATCGTAATGCCGCAATTGTATAGCTTCACGGTTAAGCCTTATTGTGCAAATACACGCCGGCAAGTTTGTTGTCGTAAACAAAGGCATCGTGGTAAATACGATATTGCACCAGCCAGCCGTCGGTGGTCTGATTCTCATCAGGACTAAACACCTTCAAAGCATCGTGTTTTGCAACTTGCAAAACAGCCGTAGGGTGGATAATCATGAAGTTGATATCCTTGCCGGTGGAAACGGTCTTGATATAACCACCAGCGTCTTCGGTTGAACCAGCGTTCAAGGTGATGCCCTTGTAGAAGCGGGTCTGTGGAACCATAATAACGTCCATGCCATCAAAGCGCGTAACGCGGCGATCTACGGCACTTTCGTTAGCCAGGAAGCGGCTTACCTTGCCCTCAAGTAAACTTAGGCAAGAATCACTAATATACAGGATGCGTCCTTCGCGTGGAACCTCATCCTCGTCTAACGCAAATTTTGCAGCATCCAGGGCGGTTAGAATAGTATCGCTTGTCAACGTTGCCGGAGTCGCGGCATTAATGCCAGACCATGAGGCGTACTTGCTAAAGCGATAGGCGTCCAGTTCGGGTGCAACTTCGGTGCGCATAAATTCGCTTACCAGAGTGCCAAAAGCCATGCCTAAGGTTTCCTCGTCATCCATGCGGTCAATGGTGAATGCCCGACCGCGTTCGGTCTCAAGGGTCAAAGTTTCCCAAGTGGCAGTAATCTGCCCCTTAGGATAACCGCTTGAACGGCTGTAATTGCCTAAGCCGATAGGATCGGTTTTGAATACTTTCACTACATTCGCGCCGGCAAAGTTGACTGGTTTGGTCAAGGCGTCCAGCCGCGCGGTAAGTGATTCTCGTTTGTAAATTTCATCCAGAATAGGCTGAAATTTCTGTGCTAATGCAATAGATTGTGTCATTTTAGTTTCCTTTCAAACTATTATTATGTCGGCAGTCCGGCCGCTTTCCTGGCGGCAACAATGACTGCGTCTTGGTTTTCGATGGGTTTATTGCCCCCGCCCGCGACAATCTTGGGCGTGACAACATCTGATTCGAACAGGTAGTCATTCTCAGGCTTGATCTTTTCGAGTTGCTCTTTGAGCCCGACTAAGCCTTCGTCTGTCAGCTTCAGATCCGCCTCATTCAATAGCGCCCTGACAGCCTTCACATTCTTGGCTTTGTGCCCCTTCAGCGCGTCCGCTAAGGCGCTCTCATAACGCACCTTGTAGACTTGCGCTTCAGCGTCTTTTTGCGCTTGTTCGGCTTTAGCCTTCCATTCGTCGGCGCTTTTCTTTACGCCTTCGATGTCTAAAGCCTTGAAGCCGTCAATTGCCTTCGCAGCTTCGTCCAGTTGGCCCTTCAGGCCGTCTCGCTCTGCCTGGGCTTCGGCAAGTTTGGCTTTGTGAGCCTCAATATCCTTGCCGTACAAGGTCATGACCGAGTCAATAGCCTCTTTTTCCAGTCCGAGTTTTTCCAAATCTTCGCGTTTCATGTTTACCTATCCTTTCCTCTCCACCTTTTACAGCCACTAACGCAGTGCCATTCGCAGGTGCCGCCTCTTTACGCTCGCGGTCAGCATAGTTTGTTGCAATGAAAGCGGTATAAGCCGCTCATAATGCCCGTTGTTCGTCTTTCTTTTTCTCTATTGGCTTTCCGTCGTGGATTTCAAACTCAACCCCTAACGCAACCATGCTACCAATTTCTGCAGCATCCTCAATCACTCCACATATTTCATAATAGTAAGATGTGAATTTAGGAAAGCAACCAGTTACATCATTCCATATATCGAATACTTCAAGCGCTTTACGTTTTGCGTATTCAGACTGACCTTTTTGCATTACAGCTCCTTTACAATCCGTTCCCATTCATAGCGCCGTTCTAAGCCGGTTTGCTTTGTGAAGTCACGCAGCCGGTATTGCCAGTCTTTTATCTTAGCGCCTGCCATTGCGTATTCTTCACCCAAGCCGGCAGCTTCAAACATGTCACGTTTGCGCTTCCAGTCCCTCACGCCGCGCTCTAAATAGCGCTGCTGTTGGGTTGCCTCGTATAAGTCCATCTGCTTTCCGTCATAAGTCACTTGCGCGTTATTCACGCGGTCTAATTCAGCTTGCGTGTAGGTTGGCTTTTCGTAGCCTTCGAAAAACAGAAATACTGAATGCCTGCAATTCCATCCAAGCAGCCCCGCTCCCGTGCCATAGCCGGTAGTCTCGATGAACGGCTCGTATTTGGGGTGCGCGCCACTAATAGAATAAACCTTGCCTTGCCACGATTCGTGGTTCATTGGACCAGAACCCTTATTTCTTGCCCCTGGATGCGCGCTTACCTCGACCAAGTCAGTGCCCGCTTCAGCCGCCATTGCCAGTGTCATGTCACCGGTTGCCTGATTAATGCCAGTCCATATATTGCGCTTTATGGCAACGTCCGCTTGCTCTACACGCCCTGTTTGCGAATTGAGCACCCGCACCCCTTGCTCTGCCAGAGTCAGCACGCCCTGCTTAATCGCCTGATCTATGCTTAGCGTGCCAGTGCTGACAGCTAAGTACGCGTCATCGGCGGCGGCGATAAATTGCAGCCCCGATTGGTATGCGATGGATCGAGTAAGGTTTTGCAATACCATGTTTGTTCTGG